GGCCTGCGTCGAGCTGATGCTCTTGCCCTGAATAGCGCCGACCACTGAGGCAGTGGCGGTTCCGGTCACGTCACCCGTCAGAGGGAGTGCGCCGGTCGCGGAGTTGGTGCCACCGTTGGCGATGGGCAAGACGCCCGACTGCTTGGCGAGGTCAGTGGTCAAGAAGCAGTACCAGACGCCTCCGCTAAACGCGAACGAGTAGGCGGCGTTGAGGGGAATAGTGTAGGGGGTCGCGGCTCCGTAGACGGTGCCCGAGACGGAGATGGAGTTCGTGCCACCGAGAATGTTCACGGTGTAGGGCGACAGGTTTTTGATTTGGTAGATCGCGCCGTTCTGCGGGTTGGCGGGGAGCGTGATGGTCTGGCCTGACGTTCCCGAGGTGCCGTAGATGGTGAACTCGCCAATGCCTGCGGTTGCCGTTGCGGAGCGGTTCACGAGGGAATTGGGGACTTCGTTTGTCCAAGTGCCAGGCGTACCGCTAGAGACACAGAGCCAGAAGGTTCCGGTCTGGTCGGCCACGATGTCGCCAGCCGTGAAGGTTCCTGAGGTGGGCGGCCCTGAGGTGGTGGTTCCGACGAGGCGCGACGAGCTGGCGGTCGCACCCGTGAGGCCAGTGACCTTGAGGTCTGGCACGACCACTTGGCCGGTGAAGGTTGCGCCCGAGAGGGGGGCGAGTTCCTGCAGTAGTCCAGCCGTGACGGTCTGGGCAATCTGGTAGCCAGCCGTGATGCTCTGGGCGGTCGTGCCTTCCTGCGCTCGGGTGATCGTGAAGGTGTCGGTGGACACCGCCGTCACTCGGACGATTTCGGCGTTGGTCGAGAGGGGCTGAACGCCAGCAGGCCAGATGGTTGCCGAGAAGGGGGGAGCAGGGAACAGAGCGCCCTGACCTGCCGTAACGGTCAGCGACGTGCCGGACGTAGCCGGTGATGGGGGTGTCGCGACGAGACTGTAGGCGAAGTCGTTTAGGGCGTCCATTGGTTAGTCCTCTTTAGGCGGTTCTGGCAGGGTGTAGGTGGCGTTGGCGACGCCGTTGAACTCGGGCGTGGCTTCCACTACGAGAACGAGAGCGTGACCGCACCAGTGGCGAAGTTCACCGAGATACCAGAAGGGAGCGAGCCCGTCAAGCCGGTGGTCGTGCCACCGCCGAGGTAGGTGCCACCCGTTGCCGCCGTCCAGATGCCGAAGTAGGGGATGCCCGAGGCTTCTGCAGGGAGATTGGTGAAGGTCTGGCTGTCGGTGGAACTCTCCGCGCCACCCGAGGCCGCGCCGAACTGGATGACCTGACGGGCGTAGGAGCCGCCGGTGATTTCGCTCGCGCCGTTCTGACCAGGCGTTGCCGAGTGCAGGCTCAAGTAGTAGGTGGTCGAGGGGACGAACACTGCTGAGATGGCGGTGTTCTCTGATGTGACGGCGAGTAGTGCCATTGGTTAGTCCTTAGATGCTCTCGGTAACAATTACGGTTGATGCGTTGATGGTGGCCACCGAGGTCGTGACCTTGATGTACCAGCCGGTGGGAACCTGAACGGTCAGGGTCTGCGAGCCCGCAGCGTTACCAGCCACAGCAGGGATGATGGTGGTTGCGGTGGCCGAGGTTGCGCCGATAGCGACTGAGACCGTTCCAGCCGTGCCGCCGGTGATGCCGATGTAGTAGATCGCACCAGTCGAGGCGGTGTTCTGAACTGCCGTTCCCGAGGTCAGGGTCACGGTGCTGGCGGTAGGTACGACAGGCTGGGGAGACGTTGAGGTCGAGACCACCGTCACGTTCGGAGTGCCTGAGCCGCCTGGGGTGTGAGCTGCGATGGTCGTACCTGAGTAGCCACGTCCGTTGCCGAGCGAGGAGTTGTAGACCGTAACGCTCTGGGTGTCGTAGTCAGCGTCGCCGCAGAGGATCTGTTCGCTGTCCACGAGAAGCACGAAAGGGCCGTGCGTTCCGAGTGGGAACGTGGTAATAGCGCCGGTGGCATCTACCTCACGAAGCGAGCGCAGGTTGTAGACCTCGAAACGCTGATCCGTCTTGTAGCCTTGAGCGATTTGGTCTACAGTCCAAGACTTTGTCTCGGCGATTGTGGGTGCTACTAGGTTGGTCAGTGAGACTGACATTTAGGCTCCTTCGTTGAGGTTCTCGTGCGACCACTTGGTTGCGTGTTGTGTGACGTACTTACCGACTACGCCTATCGGGATAATGCCGAGCCAGCCACGCCATCCGAGGTGTACCAATTGTACCCCAGAATAGGAAGCGAGCACGATGTTCACAATGTCGCTGAGGCCGTCCATGTTGCCTGCGAGCTTGTGCCTGCCCTGTGCGATTGCTTTGGTCAGGACGGTTGCCAAGATGTCGCGGAACACCATGCAGACCGACCCGATGCCCGAGTAGAGCGCCACGTCAAGCCAGACTTTCATTTGCCCAACTCCTGTAGCATCTGCTTGTGGTCGGCGAGCATCTGCTTGATGCTCTCGCTAACTTCGAGGTGGTACTTTGCCAATTCCGACGAGATGCGATCCGCTCGCTTGGCGGCGATTAGCAGAATTGCCCCCTGCAGACCTGCCAGCGTTGAAAGGCAGAGGTTGAGCAGAATGAAGGGGTACGGGTCGAAGGGGCGGCCTGCGATGACGTTGTACGCCATCCACACAGCCATCGCGCCCATGAAGCCGAACACGAAGGGCCACGAGCCCATGCCGTGCCGCATAGCGTCGGCGCACCGCTCCCCGAAGGTTCGGTCATCGCCGCTACGGACGTGCGGGTGGAAGTCCCAGTGGCTTTGCTTGCGGAGCATTACTTATCCGCCGAGTGCCAGCCGAGGTGCTTGTCCAGTTCGCTCTGCACCGTGTCCAGTTTCACGTCGAGGCGTCCGAGTGTCTTCTCGATGCGGTCAATAGCGTCGCGCATCGTCGAGCCCGAGTTGGGGCGGTACTGCTTCTTGATTTCTTCGATTTCTTCGATGAGCTTCTCGGCGGCGAGGTCAGACGCTTTGGTCGCTATGCCGTGATGAAGCATGATGCGGATTTGATTGACCACCTTGACGCCTCCCCAGACGAAACCGAGCAGGAAGCCAATGGAGACGAGCAACTGAACCCAGAAGTTGAACGAGTTTAGGTCTAGGCCAAGCATTATGCGGCAGGGCCTTCAATAACGGCCTCGATAACGGCCTCGACTTCCTTGAGCAGAGGCCAGCCCATGTGCGTCTTGTTGGTGGCTGGTTCCTCAACCTGCGGCGCGGCGGGCGCGACAGGGGCTTCTAGGGGGGTCTGGTGGGCTTGTGGTGCGCTCTGAATGTGCGTCAGGTCAGCGACGGGCTGGGGTGCGACGGCGGCAGGCTCGACCGGCTTGGGGGCTGGCTTGGTGTCGGGGTAGCGAGGGGTGCCTTCGGTCTTGAAGCGCAGGTAACGCTGGGGCTGGCGTCCGTCTTGGCTCACTCGGACGAGGCTGGGGTCTCCCTGCTGACCGTGTGAGATGGTGAGGGGGTCGGCTCCGGCCTCGATGACGAGCGCGGTGTGCCAGCCGGTGCCAGGGCCATAGACGATTACGTCGCCAGGCTGGACTTGGTCGCGAGGGATTTCCAGCCCGTGAAGCAGGGTTCCGGTGTAGCCCTCGTGGTCGTAGTGCAGGCCGTTGGGGTCTGGTGCGCCCGCGATCCAGTAGCACCACGTCACGAACGCCGAGCAGTCAGCGTTGATGGGGAACTTGGGGGGATAGACGCCGATGGCGCTCATGCGCTCGGGGCCTTCGGTGTAGTTGAAGTGCGCTTTGTTGTCGTGCGCCCACTTCGCCCACTCGACGATTGCGTTGCGTGTGTCGGACATGATGCTCCTTAGTTGATGCCGATGACGGTGATGCTGCCGAACGCGAGGGTCGCGGTTCCGCTTGCGGTCTTTGCCTGCAGGGTCAGGTAGAAGGGCTGGATGCTGCCAGGCTGGTAGATGTACGAGCCCGAGAACTGCTGACCCGAGTTCTCCAAAATGCCAATCTCGTAACTGTAGAACGGCGTGGATGAGGCTCCGTTGCCCAGCCCTACGAACAGACCCGTCGCAGGCTGGGCGTCTGCCGTTGCGCCGAGGTTGAACGTGACGAGGTAGGTCAAGAAACCCGAGATGTTGGCGTTTGTCACCAGACCGACCGTAGCGATGTAGGGGTTGCCCGAGAAGGCCGTGCCGATGCTGATACCGGCGTTCGTGGGGGTGCCTGAACTCCACGCGCCACCCTGCCGCCAGAACGAACTATCCGATCCGTCGCCGAGGGAAGTGAGCTGTGCGCCGTAGGTGGTCGTGTTCTTGATTGCCATTAGTTCCTCACGGGGTACGGGTCGAGGGTCAGCGTCGTGTGCCAGTAGCCAGGGTCGGCGCTGAAGTCGTGCGTGATGCTCTCGACTGCCATCTGCAGGTTGATGTAGGGCGAGGTTCCGGCGTTGGGAGGGGTGCGTCGGAAGGCAATCACGTCGGCGAAGTTTGCGCCCAGCATGACTGGCAGGTTGTATCCCTCGACACCGCCCACCGTCACCTCACTCGTTAGCGTAACGCTGTTCACTCGGGGGAGCGGAGTGCGGAAGATGTAGCCGAGGAAGTAGGCCGTTGATTGCGCGTCGGCCAGCGAGCACGAGACGGTGGAGGACTTGCTCAGGGTTGAGTATCCCCAGCGCCCCTCGTTGCCGGTGTTCTCGTAGATTTGGTCTACGCCAGCCTGAGGGGTGATGCGTACCGTAGTCCAGAGGTCTACGTCATCGGTGAGAATGTCTAGGCCGTTGATTTCGTAGGGGTAGCCGGAGTCATCGTCCGAGATGGTATTGACGTTGGCGTAACTGCCCTTCGTCCATGAGTAGGTCGGGGTTCCCACCGGCGTAGAGGCTGGGGTGAATGACCATGTGCCGTAGTACGTCTGGGGGTTGAAGTGGAACTGCCCGTTGCGGTACTGGTAGAACGAGCCAATGTCCGTGTCGGTGATTTGCTGGATGAGGTCGAGCGCCGTTGATCCGTTGATGGGGCTGTCCCAGTAGTACGGTTCGGTGGCGACTGCGCCCTGCCCAGAGCCGTAGGAGTAGGGGGTGGTTCCGGCGGTGTTCGGGCCGTTGCCAATGACGAGCTGAGGGACGCTCAGGGAAGCCTGTGCGCTCGACGTGCCGCCGGTAATCGTGCCGAAGCCTGCCAGGGTCAGGATTTCCCCGATGCGGTCTGCCGAGTAGCACTTGTTCGGCGTGACGGGGTAGCCCAACTGAAGCATGGAGCCTGCGCGGTAACGCTGCTGGATTTCGGTGGGAACCGTCGAGGCCACGCTAGAGATGACGATTTCGTCAATTTGCCCGTTGTAGGAGAACACGTTGGAGGCGTTTGCGCCGATGACGATGCCGCCAGTCGGGTAGGTAATCTCCGTCGCAATCTGACCAGTGGAGTAGAACACTCCGTCGCAGTAGAGATACAGCGTTCCCGAGATGATGGCGAGCCCGACGTGGTGCCAGTAGCCGTCGTTGATGAAGTTGCTGCTTGAGGCTGCCGCCGATGACGAGCCACCGATGAAGCAGTGCAAGACGCCTGCGTTGCCCACCGAGAGGACTACCGAGTACGAGCTTGAGACGGTGCCGTTGAAATAGACCTGGGCAATCTGGTTCAGGCTGGTCTGCTGACCGAGCACCCAGAAGTCAATGCCGCCGAAGTTGGGCGAGGACAAAGGACGCGGCAGGGAGAGCGCACCGGCTGCGACGTTGCCCGAGCCTGAGAGATCCACACAGCCATCGGTGTCGTAGATGATGACGCCGTTGTTCGGATAGGAGACCTGCCCCGAGAACGTGCCGTTGGTGTTGCCCATGTAGTCGTAGAGCGTGTTGAGGTAGACCAGCCCTGCCGACTGCGACGTGGTGTTCGCCGTGACCGTCACGTTCACCGTGAAGGACGTGACCACGCCACCAGAGGACGTTACCGAGGCTATGGGCAGGTTCGTGATGTTGAACGTGGTAAGCCCTGCGAGCCCCGTGACCGTGACGTTGACGTTGCCACCGACGTAGAAGTTCACCGTCGAGTTGATGATGTTGTAGGTGATGGCAGTTCCGGCAGAGTTGGACGTTGCGCTCGTGACCGTAGCGACGGCGTAGTTCGAGCACCGATACCACGATTGCGCGGCAGGGGAGGCCGCGTAGGTCTGCCAGAACGAGGGGCGGTGCAGGTACTTGAGGCTCAGGTACTTGAGCAGGTCGCTGGCCTCCACGTCGAGGTCGGAGTTCAGGGCGTCGGCAAGTTTCTCCGTGACGCTGTCGATGATGCCGTAGAAGGTGGGGTAGGTCGTGCCCTGCCACGTTGCCGTTATCGCCACGGGGAGGCGCGGGCCGATGGTGTTTGGCGATCCATTAAAGAAGCCGTCGCGGTTGTTCAGGGTCATCTTGACCGTGCTCGACTCCACCCGGTCGAGGTAGTGCTGCTTGCCTGACTTGGTGGAGAAGTCGCGCAGGTACGCCGAGCAGTCTGTCCAGACCGAGGTGTTGCTGAACGGGATCTGGTTGGTCGTCGCTATTGAGCCGATCGTAAATGATGACCCCGACGGCACGCCGCTGCTCCACGCCGTAACCGTGAGGACGGTGGCCGTGTTGCTGACGATCGTGGCCGATGAGCCGGCTGCGGTGACGGTCTGCCCTGCCCACTGGTTAGTCGTCCACGCGGCTGCCGTGTCGGTGAGCGTGGTGGCCGTGAAGCTGTTGGCCGTCCCGACGTACCCAAACGGGTTGAAGGCGATGTAGAGCTTGATTGTGGGAAGCGAGGCAATGGTCACGAAAGGCGTCCCTTAGTTGCTGGTTTAGTTGCTGGTCGTTGCGCGGATGTTCCGTAGAGGTTGCCCATGCGTCGTGCGTCTTTGGTCTGGGCGTTGCGGATTTCGATTGCCAGGGCTTTGATGAACGCCTTGTTCTTGACGAGCTCACGGACGAGGATGGCGATGTCGAGATTGACAACTATGTTTTCGTTCTCGTCCATGATTACGCGTTGATGTTCACGACGACGGAGTAGTTCTTCTTCTTGTCCTGCTGAACGAAGTGCGTCAGGGCGTTCACCAGTTGCGGGGAGAAGGCTCCGTTGGCTTCGTATTCTGGGATGTTGCGGTGCGCGGCGAAGAAAGCGGCGATGGCTTGCTCCTGCGGAAGCGTGATGGTAAAGGACGGAGTAACGGTTTGCGGTCCTGCAATGCCTCCTGCGCCGGTGATGGCAGTGCCGACCGCGCCCATCGTGTTCAGGTAGGTGAATTGTGAGGGCATTCCTGCGGCTCCCGTCACTTTGCCTTTGCCGTGCGCGCTGGTTAGCGCGTCAAAAATCCAGTTCAGCCCAGCACCGGCGGCGAGGAATGTCGCGACTATTGGGGCGAAGACTCCGAAGTCTGAAACGCCCGACTCCACGTCGAGCACTCCGAGCTCTGCCTCTTCTCCTTCTAGGAGTGCAGCGATGCGTTGCAACCATGTGATCTGTTCCTCTGCCTGCGTCGAGGTTGGCTGGCCTCCGAACACGTTGGAGAAGCCAGGGATCTTGTTTAGCAGTTGTCCAAGCCCTGGTATCTTGGATAGCCCTTGTCCGACCTTGAGCGTGAGCGCTGCTGCGAACAAACCGATGGTGGCGTCCGAGGCAATCGTCTTGATGATGGGGTGGCTCTTGAAGTACTTGATGGCGTTCTCCGACCAGTTGGCAAGGTCTTGAACCGCAGGAAGGAGAAACAGGCCGACGCCCGTCAGGATGTTCTTGGCTTGGTTCTTCAGGATGGTGAGCTGGTTGCCGAGCTGCTCCTTCGACATGCCGAAGGCGGTGTTGAGCCCGTTCCCGCTTGATTTGCCCAAGATGGTGACGTTGTCCGAGAGCTGCTTGATGTGCGTGGCGAGCGTCGTGACGAGGCCCACCGATCCGGCGCCGAAGGTGTCCTTGATGAGCGTGTTCATGGAGATGCCGGTGGCTTTCGACCGCGCTTCGAGGTAGCCCAGAACATCTACCAGACCAGTGCCAGGGTGTCGAGCAATCGCCGCCATCTGGTCGGCGTTGATGCCCAGTTTCGCCATCGCCTTTGACGAGGCGGTCGTGGGGCTCTCAATCTTTGTCAGGCCGGTGGCGAGTTGCGTGTAGGCGCGGGCGTTGTTGTATCCGGCCTTCGCTGCGATGTCGGCAACTGAAGCCATCTCCGCAAGGTTCAGTCCTGCGGCGGCGAGTGCGCCACCAGTCTTGCCGGTGAGGGTCGAGGTCAGGCTGTCCAGTGATCCGACGTGGCGCTGGTTGGCGAGCACCATAAGGTCAGTCACCTGAGCGACGCTCATGCCCTTAGCAATTTGCAGGTTCTGAATACCGACGAGCGTTTGCGTCATCGTGGTCACGTCGCCACCCGTAATCGCGGCGGCTTTGGCGGCAGCGTCTACGAGGTTGTAGGCGGCCTTGCCTCGGATGCCAGCCTTCTCCACCTGCAGGAACGCCGATGAGATGTTCTCTGAGCTGATGCCGGTCTGGTCGGAGATGTTGAGGATGACGCCCTTGAGGTAATCCACCTCGGCAGCCGAAGCGCCTGCTTGGTTGCGGATAGCGTCGAGGCTGTCTTGGAACTTGAGCGCACTGTCCACACCACCAGCGATTAGCGCAGCCCCCAGTCCGAGGATGGCGGTCGAGGCGTGTTGCGTGAACTTGTTGAACTTGCCCCCCGATGCGTCGGCAGCAGCGCCGAACTTGCCCATCTTGAGCTCGGCCTCGTCCATCTTTGCCATGAACTCTTTGGTGTCCGCGAAGAGCGTGGCAATCACGGGTGGGAGCAGTGGCATGGTTCCTCTTTAGAGTTCTTGGGCGGCGGTTACGAGTTTGGCGTAGAGCCGAGTTAGTTCGTCGTGCGACTGTTCGATACCAGGCTGAAGGTAAGGGAAGGCGCGAGTGGTGAAGTAGGGGAAGTGGCCGGTGCCGGTGTAGCCCAGTTCGATGCGTCGCCCGTATTTGGTGGTGGGAGCGGTCTCCGATACCCACGCCGAGCCAGCCTTGTAGACCTTCAGAACTTTGATAGATCGCTGGAGAGCGCCGGAGCGCCGTGTGGGAACCGGCCAAGCGTCCGAGCGCCATGTCTCAGTCGCCTGCGCTTCTCGGCCACCGATGAACTGCTTGCGAGCGTTACCGGCGATGACCTCGCCGCCTTGTCGGACGAACTCTTGCGTCGCTCGCTCGACGGCTTCCATCTGCAGGCGCATAGCGTCCTCGAAGGCTCCGTCATTGACCACGATGCCACTAGCCATGAGACACCTCCTGCTCGGTGCGAGCGATTGCTAGGAGCCAGTCGGTGACGTGGCGAGGCTGGTCGAGGAAGTCATCGTGACTGCCGCCGTAGGTCTTGCGGAACCGATGCTCTCGGAAGTACGCCATGACCTCGGGGTCTACCTCGGCGGTCTTGCCTTCGAGAGCGGCCTTGAGTTTCGCTAGTCGGCGGTAGGGGCTTTTGGGTCGAGGGCTGGCTCCGTGTCGAGTGCCGAGCCGTTGAACTCCACACCGCATGCCTCTGAGAGCGCGTCAAACGTTGCTTTAGGCAGGTCTAACGCGCTCTCTAAGGTCGGCAGGTCGCCTAGTGTCCACTGCTTGACGAGCCCGACGATGAGCTGCGCCTGATAGCCGTCAAGGTTGCTCTGGTCTTCGTCCGAGATGTCGGCGAAGATGCCCCAGGTCTTGGGGTCTCGGTCATTGAAGCCGAGGCTGGCGAGTTTGGCGGCGGTTCCGGCTGCTTTCATGTAAGCGCGGGAGATGGCCCGAGACGTGCGCTCGGTGATTTCTTCCTTGCTGGCGATGACCGCAGACTGGTTGTTCGGCAGTGAGACAATAGGCATGGTTCCCCTTTGTTTGCTTAGTAGGTGGTTGAAGTGTTGTTGATGATGGTGGCCTGAATAGGAGCGTAGCCGGTGGCGGAGTCCGTTTGGTTGGCGTTTGCCGTGAACTCGACTTCCAATTCAGTGTATTCCTTACCCCGTGTGCGTTTTACGGAGTGGAATTGCGCTGCCGACATTGTGAACGAGACAACGTGGTTTGTTCCAGACGTAGCGTCGTTGGGGTCAGTCAGGCTAATCGTGATTGATTCTGGTGAGCGCTGCAACCCGTAACCGCCGTTTAGAACCGAGAACACGTCGCTTGTCGAGTTGATGACCAACGTGAACTTACCCGTGACCTCGATGGGGCCAGCGAAGAGGTTGTAAGGAGCCTGCGTTCCCAGCGTGAAGATGGGCTGGGTCTTGCGAGCGATGCTGATTTCGCCGGTGGTGACGTTGGTGTAGCTCGTGCCGCCGATTGTAATCGCCGTGTCCCATGATGGGATGAGGTGCTCGGTGCTCAGGCTCTGCGTGGCGAACACCGTCGGGGCTGAGGTGTAGGAGACGTAGGGGTTGCCCAAGTACTTGACCGTGACCTCGGCTGCGGCTTCTGCGCCGAAGGTGAGACCAAGAGTGTCGCACTGTGCGCCCGAGACGGTGAAGTAGTTAGCGCCGTCGAAGTCCAAGATGGAGTAGGTCGGGGGCTGTGAGCCGGTCGCGGGGTTGTTCAGAACCTTGATAACGTGGGTGTAGGGGCCTGAGCCGGTCTTGGTGTCTGAGCCACCGAGCGAGGAACGGAGCAAGACGGGGAAGGTGTCAGCGAAGAGGTAGGTCTTGAACTCGAACTCGTCGTGACGTACGCCCTGAACCTGGTCATAAACGGTTGTCGGTGATCCGCGCAGTGCCTCGTCGCGGAGGAACATCTGCTGAGGCGTAATCTGCGGCGACGTAACGGGGAGCCAGTAGGCCGTTCCCGTCGTAGGCAGGGTTCCCTCGGTGGTCTCGATGACCATGCCGAGGTAACTATTGGCTGTTAGGAAGGCGTTGTTTGCCATGTCTGTTCCTTAGTTGCTAGGGGTTGGGGCTGGGGTTGCGTCCGTCGCAGGGGCTTCTGGGGCGGTCTGGGGGGCTGCTGGTGCAGTGGTGGCTGTCCAGCGTCCGTCGCCTGGGTCGGTGGCGAGGGTCGTGACGTTCGGGATAGCAACGAGGACGTTGCCGTTGGCGTCAGTCAGGTTTGGGTAGATGCGCTCTTGGCTGTCGGTGAAAGTAAACATGGTTTCCTTAGGAGACGTAGGAGTTGGAGTTGGTGATTTCGATGATGCGAACTCGGACGGTGGAGACTACCTGCGTAGCACTTGCCGCGCCGTTGATTTGTCGGGGGTAGTAGGACGTGACTTCGATGTCGCTGCCCCCTGACGTGCCACCCTCGCCCCACTGGAAGATAGGGCCGTTGCCCCCGCAGTTCTTGGAGGCGCGGATAGCGTTCGTGAAGCCGTCGAGGAAGGTCTCGGCGTCAGCACCGGCGTCCTCGGTCTTGCGCTTGTTGGAGCGGAAGATGCAGGTGAACACGACTTCGTAAGTGATCTCTTTGCCGCCACCAGTCGGGCCAGTGAGCTCGATGCGCTTCTCGGACTGGTTCTCGATGTAGGGGAACACGATGCACCCCTGCTGGTGGCCTGGGTCTTCGCCCTGATAGAACTCGCCCTCGGGGGTGAACTTGGCGGGGAACGTCATCACCTTCGAGAGGAAGGGAATGTCTGCGCCTTCGAGGTAGGAGATGAACTGCGACCGTACCGTCGAACGGCTCATTGGCGACCGCCGATGACCTTGAAGGGCTCAAGCAGCATCTCGGCTTGGATTTCGTCCTGCATGGAGGACTGCTCGCGGCTCGACACGGCGGCTGGCTCGCCAATCTCGTTGATGACGAGGCCACCCTGCCCACGCTCCTTGACCAGAGCGACAACGTAGTGAATAACGGCCTGCTTGACGGCGGCAGGCATGGTCGAGACATTGACCCCGATGCCGTGATTGTAGGTCGTGGCGGTGCTGAGGGTGATGGTCGTGCCGGACACTGCCGAAACCTTGAGCACCTCGTCGTTCATGCCGTCCCAGACCGTGAAGGTCATGCCAGGGTAGAGGCCGGTGGTGTCGGTGACGCTGAGCGTCGTAGATCCGGCAGGAGCCGAGGCGATGAGGAACGAGTTGAACCAGCCATTGACGTAGGTGTATTGGCACCACATGTTTGTCTGATAGCCCCAGCGACCCCCAGCGATGCCGAGGTTGCCGAAGTAGAGCCCCAGCGTCGAGGGGGCGGTGAGGGTGAACTGGTCGCGGTCAATGGCGACGTTGTTCGAGCTGAGGGTAATTTCCGCCAGCCCCTGCCCTGGCCCCCAGCCGACTTGGATGTCGGTCACTTCGAGGATGGGGGTGAATGACGGCGAGAAGATGAGGTTGCCGTCGCGGTTCGGGCGGTACCAGCCGTTCTCGGTGTTGCTGGTGGCGTTGAGTGTGCCCAGCCGTCCGTAGCAGAAGATGTCGGCCTTCGATGAGGCTCGCTTGATGATGTCCAGCAGGGCGCGGTCTTGCGCTACTTGGCTGGCGTTCTCGATGAGGTTAGAGAAGTCAATCGCCGAGGCGGTGGGGCTGAACTTGACTTCGTTGAGCGAGACGTAGGGCTCGACGATGCCTTCGGTCTGAAAGAACGGTGCAACGACCATTAGTTCTCTTCCTTGAGGTCGGTGCCGCCGCACTTGCCGCAACGGTCTTTGAGTAGTGCGTTGAAGCCACAGCCCTGGCAGATGAAGCCCTGCTTGACGTGGCGGAAGTTCGTGCCAGCGATCGCGAAGTCGCCGGACTTGACGAGGGCGCGGGCGGCTTGCCCCTCGACGTGGAACGTGCCGTCCTTCTGGCGAGGGATTACAGCCCCCTCGTTCACGGTCACTTCGGTCAGTGCTCGGTCTGAGCCAACTAAGCGCATGGTTCTCCTTTCACGACTGGGAGGGGAGCAAGGCGGTGGAGGAAAGGGGAGGAAACCCCACCGCCCTGCTCAACCCTCAAGGCTAGGCAACTACGGCGAACAGCCTGTCTAGTTGCCTAGCGATTGGGTGGGCTTTATCAGCCCGTGATGCCGGTGATGATGCCCGACCACGCCGGAGCGCGGAAGGCCAGTGAACCGTAGGTGTACGAGCTGATGTCGTACGAGAAGCCGATTTGTGGCCACTCGATGATCATGCTGTCCACCACGTTGTGAACCTCGACGGTCTGGCTGACGCCGGAGTCGGGGAACGGCAACTGCTTCTGGTGGATGAGCAACGTACCTGCAGGGATGAAGCGGTGCGTCACGAGGTCGAGCATGGTGCCCGTCGCTTCGTTGGCAACACCAGTCACCATCGCGCCGATGTTCACACCGTCGCTACCAGTCTGGTAGTTGAAGCGGTACGAGGTGCTGGACACTGCGGTGCTCTGCAGAGCCTTCGACAGAGCGCGGCGAACGGCTGCGCTGACGAAGATGACCTCAGGGTCGGCCATCGTGGAGTTGTAGAGGCTCACGAGGGCGTCCTGGATCAAGCCAGCAGGCTCGGTCTGCGAACCGATGGTGTTGTTGAACTGAGCCTGGTAGCCACCCGAAGCAGCCAACGTCGAGACGAAGCCGTCGTAGCCGGAGCCCGAGTTCGCGCCTGCGGCGTAAGCGTTGTAGGAGCCGTCCGTTGAGGGGTAGGTTCCTGAGATGGCGGCGAAGGTCAGACCAGCCACACCCGAGGCCAGCGAAGGCGTCGTGGCCTTGTAGGTGGTCGAGCCGACAACGACGTACACGTTCACGGCAACAGCACCGAAGGGGGCAGTGCCAGTCCAAGTGACTGAGACACCCTTACCGGCGGTGGCGTTCGTGACCGTACCGGCAGAAACGCCAGCAGTCTCACCGTAGGCCGAGGACAGCGTGATGTAGACAGCCGAGCTTGACGTGGCAGGCAAGCCTGAACCCGTCGAGTCGTTGGCTGCGGTCACTGAAGTCAGAGCCGAGGTGGGCAGAGCGGTCGAGACGGCGTTCATCATGTTGCGCTCTTCGGCGAGGAAGTGCGACCAGATGAGTGACGTGTGCGACAACTGGCGCAGGTCGGTGTAGCCCTGACCGGCGAAAGAGGCCTGGAGGCTGACGCTGTCCGACAGACCCTGCTCGACGAACGACTTGACAATCTTGTCGGCGGCGTAGGTGATCTTGGT